GGTCGCGGCTTTCGCGGCCGAAGGCGATATCTCTGAAATGCAATGGATCGCCGACGCGATCGCGGCCGTAAAAGGAATGGGCGGCGCCGACGGGCTGGCGATCGCTTCCGCCGTGATCATGCTGATCGTGTCGCTCTTCAAAGTGCCTTTCTTCCGCGAGAAGATTTGGGATAAATTGAAATTCAACCAAAAAGCGATTATCCCTCTCGCACTCGGTTTGATCGCCGGTATTTTGAAACTCGACCATATCACCATGGGCGGCCTCGTGACTTACCTCGGCGCCGGCGCCGGAGCAATCGCGCTGTACGAAATTCTCGACGTGGTGAAACTCACCAACGGAATCAACGCCACCGTGAAGGGGATTATCTCCTTCGTGCAAGGAATCCTTAAGACGGGAAAGTAGAAAGCCCCGCCGATCTTTTGATCGGCGTGGCGCGAGCGTTCTTAATTGAAACAATCGCAAAGGCGGCCATAGCGCGAGCTGTGGCCGCTCTTCCCTTTTTGGGTTGGCCCGTGATCGGGCCGCTCTTCTCTTGGGGCGTCACCCTCGCAATGCAAAAGTGGATTTACGAGCCCGTGCGCGACACCATAGTGCTCGCCGATATTGCTCGCGTGAATTTCGAGAAGGTTTCGGAATTCGACAAAGCGTACTTGAAAGTGCGGCTCATAGATAAATCCGAAGTGAGCCGTGAACAGAAAAGGAAAACTCTCGATGAAGCCCATGACAATCTTGTTGAACTTGCTCGCTACCGCGTGCGGTCTGTTGCTGCTTAACTCTTGCGCGGGCCAGCGGCCCACGCTTCGCGATTCCGTGATTTGGTCTTACGTTGGTGATATCGACGGGATCGCGGCGATCGGCGCCCACACTCTCAGCTCGAAAAAAGAATACATGACGGTGGATCAGTGGATCGAGTTTCTTACCTCGCCGGCCGTGTGTATGTCGAGCCGAGATTGGGGAAAGCAGAAAACAACCTTAGAGCAAGCGTGCTATTACGCGCGATGCAACGAGGAAGAATTAAATCTTTTGAAGAGCGTGGTGAATCGGGTTGACAAGCATTTCAAGCGCGTGAAGACTGTCTCGTATCAAAGATCGCTCGACCTCCGGGAATTTGATCCCATGACTTTACAACTAGATTGAAAGGAAGCCCCAATGCGTAAAAGCAAACCTGCACCCGCACCAAAACCCACACCCGTCGTAAATCCTCCCGTGGCCACGCCGCCGGCGCCGCTCCCCACTCTCGCGATCGACGAAACCACGTACACCGAGCGCCCAAAGAAATCCGTTGTCGGCCGGCAAATAAATCCGAAGCTCACGGAAATCGTGCGCTCTGATCTTGCCGCGCGCGGAGTTGATCCCGCGAAGATCGGCCCTCGCCACTTGAAATTCCAAATCGGGCTCGTGCTCAACGATTGGCACCAAACCGAAGACAAGGGCCAAAATCAATCGAAGTCGGGCCGGATCGAGTTGGTGCAAGATACGATCGGCGGCGTCTCGGCCGAAGCGTATTGCATGAGCACTATGCAATCTCTCGTGGCCCTCGTCGAAGTGATCGGCGGGTACATTTCCAACTTGCCGGCGTCGGAAGGTTGCTCCTCCGTTTTCCGCCAGTGCAAAGAGAAAGGCGTGAAGATTCTTCCGCCCAACTCCGACGAAATCCAGCCGACCGATATCGCACTGTGGGAGCTGATCCCCGGCAAATCGAAAAACGGCCACACCGGAATGGTGAAAGAAGTGCGCCCCAAAAAGAAATTCGGCACGATCGAGGGCAACACGACTTTGAAAACGGGCAAGCAAGGGATCGGCGAGTGCGATCGCGACCGCGAGAATTACAGCGGCAAAAGGCTTTCCGGTTTCATCCGTGAAGACTATTTCAAAGTATAAAGGGGCGGCCCGAGGTGTGGGCGAAAGCGAGAGGGGCTTCCCGCTTTCGTGGTGGGATCGTCTCCCGCCCGCTCCGCCTCTCGCGAAAGAGTTTCACTTCCTCGCGCTTGGGCTCCTCTTCGTTTTCTTTTTCCCTCAACCCGAAGATATATGGCGCAAGGAAACTTACGCCGGCGTCGTCTTCGCTTCCCTTTTTCTTGGTGCCATGCTCGGCCGCCTTTACGGGCTGATCACGGGCGCGACCTTTTTTGTATTCAGTGCGTTATCCGCTACCGTGTGGGCGAGCCACGTTCGGCATGCGCCTTGGCAAGATTCCCTCTCAGCGCAAAGCATGGCCTTCCTTTGGGCGGCGGTACTCCCAATTGCTTTTATGCGGCGCGAATCTCAAGCCAGGGGCCTCAATACCCTAATCCTCGTGGCGATCACGACTTCAACCATTCTTCTTACGCGCGCGGCGACCGGCGACCTCGTTTATTCTTTCATGAATAACTCAGCGGCCGACGCCGCGATCATTGCCGCACTGTTTCCTTTGCTGGCGTTTCGCGAGTGGCCATGGCTGGAAAAAATAACTAATCAGTGGACAAAGACCTTCCTCGTGTGCTTGCCGGTCGTGGCGATCGCGGTCGCCGGCGGCTCGACGGGCGTTGCGTCTCTCGGCGTGGCCGGGCTCGCGTGGTACTTCGCAACAGCTTACCGTCACCCGCACAAGCGGAAAAAAGCGCTCGGTGTTTTGCTCGGGCTGGCGATCGCGGCCGGCTGTGCGATCCCCGTAATGAAGGAAGGATTTTTCAACGACAACGGCCGCTTCCGTGTGTGGGGGATCACGATGCGATTTTTCTATGATCCCGTCACTCCGTGCGTGGCCAATGCGAAGACCAACGACGAGCGCGATACGTGTATGAAATCGTATATCAACCCGATCACCGGCGCCGGCGCCGGCTCTTTTCTCCTCCTCGGGCCGCAAAGCCAAGGCTATGCAGGGAGTGACGGAAGAGTGCTTTTTATTTTCGCGCACAACGAACCCATACAAATCTTTTTCGAGCAAGGGAAATTGGGGCTCTTCTTTTTTACACTCTTTGCGCTTTTCCTTGGCTGGAAATCTTTTGACAGGCCATGGCTTTTTTCGGCACTATGTACCTACGGGTTTACGACGTTGACGCAATTTCCTTTTCGCTTTTTCGGCTCCGCCCTGATCGGCGCGATACTTGCGAGGGAAGCGTTGGAGAAGAAAGAGTGAGCAAAGGAAGGCCACGTAACCCGGAAACAAAAGTGTGTCGGCACGCAGGATGCGGGAAGCGTACACCAAAGGGGAAAGCGTATTGCTCGAAAGAGCATTCGCCACTTGGGGATTATGCTAAGAGAAATAAGAAGCGAAAAATTTCGTCAACAACTTCTTAAAATTTACGACGCCAAGCCGTACCTTGGCGACTTCGTGCAAAAGTTGAATCACATGCGCCACGGCCCGGCGATCGCCGAGTGGTTGATCCGTCGTGGCCTCGTCGGTGAATCACTCCTTACCTGGATGCAAGAAAAGCAAGGCAACAGCTTTCTTGAAACAATGAAAACGATCGCGTCCGAAATCGAGCGCGCCCCAAAACGCCCCGTGCTCGTCGGAAAAGATTATATTCCGCCGGGGGCGGTTTGACTCAGCAGGGGAAGCAACAGGTGATTTCTTTCATTCGCACGAAGGGGTGGGGGACCGCTCTTTCAATCGTCTTCTCTTCCGTGGCCGCGACTGTGACCGTCTTCGTTTTCCTGTACCTCAACGTGCCGACGACGAAGCAAGTGGAGTTGGTGACGGCTCAGGCGACTCAATCGAGCGCGGATAATCTTCGGCTCCTCGCGAATCAGAAAACGGAATTCGACCAAAAGCTCGTCGAGTTGAAAGAAGAGCAGAAAGAATTGCGAGCCGATAACGTCCGTCTTCGCACTGAAGTGCGAGACGAATTAAGGGAGCTGAGACAAATCCTTCTCTCGCGGATCGTGCCGAAAAAATATTCACACTTCGACCGCTTCAACCGTGACGGTCGCTCCCCGTTCTTCAAAGAGACAAAAACCGCCGGTTTTTAAATCGTAAACATTCTTCGACGACAAGCCGGGAATTTTCTTCACGAGCCGATCGAGATTCCTGTCGTGGAAGTCGTGCGAGATTTTTCTTTTCCTCCCGTCCGGCCACGTCGCCGTGACGGTGATCAACCAACTCCGAAGCGGTTTTTCACTTGCGGTAGCGAGGGCCGTGCCACCCTTCCACCCGAACAGGGCACTCAGCGCCCCACGTAGGAACTTCTGCCATAAGATTTTCAAATTCATTTAAGTCTCCTTCTCCGTCTTTCTTTTGCGCGACGATTTCGTCATGCACTGAGAAGAGCACGGTGTACCCGGCCTTCTCGATTCTCAAGATCGCTTCGGCCAAGAGGTCGCGCGCGATCGCCTGTACTACGTTCTCGGTAAGCGCTCCGCCCCAAGTGCGATCGTTTTCAAATTTCTTGGTGACTCCGTTGACTCCCCAAGTGAAAAGCACCGGGCGTTTTTCTCCCCACGGCGTCGGCTCCCACCGCACGGTCGGCTTGTAATACGCGAGGCGCCGGCCACTCGGAAGCTGGCAATACAAAAACTTCCCGCGCACAAACCACGTCGTGCGGTTGATCGAATATTTCTTGCCGGGATTCCGCACGGCCGCGATCGCGGCTTTTTCGAGATTGCTCCACAGCTCAGGCACCAATGCGTGAGCTTGGCGATAGGCGGCCACCGCGCGCTCGGCAAGCTCGATCGGCACGGGCTGGCCGAATTGCTCGCACGTCGCGAAGAATTTTTTCACTCCCATGCCGTACCCGCATCCGAGGAGGGCGCGCTTGGCCACTTCGCGCATTTCTTTCGTCACGTCGTCGAGGTCCACGCCGTAAATCACTGTCGCCAGCTCGCGGTATAGATCGCGGCCCGTGTGGTAAGCGTCGATCCCGTCTTGGTGTTTCGCTACCCAAAAGAGCACGCGGGCTTCGATTGCCGCGTAATCCGCCACGTACAAGGTATGGCGAGCGTCGGGCACGATCACCGCGCGGAGGCACGAGGCGAAGACCTGCATGGGCTCGCCGTACAGCATGCGGAGATTGTCGAGGTCTTTCGTCTCTTTGATAATTTCGACGGCGAGCGGAGTGTTGATCGGGATACCGCGCGGGAAGTTGTGGGGTTGGACGCCGGCGCCGCCCCAACGGCCGGTGTGGGCCAAGTGGAAAATTTGGAAATCGCGAATGCGGCAATCGAAGCGCGATCGCATCTCGAAGGCCGTATATTTCTTCGTGCTCGTTTTGCTCGCCGCTTGGCGAGCGATCAAGAGGAGGCGTATCTCGTCGGAGAGGAGCCCTTGCACGCCGAGCGCGTCTTCGACCGTCTTCGCTTTCAAGTCGGGAAAAAGGATTCCGTTTTTCTTGAGCCACGCGAGAAGGCGCGCCCGCTGAGTGGCCCGTTGTACTTCTCCGTTGGTGATTCGCTGCACCTCTTGAGTGAGCACGCCCACTTCGGTTTCGATCATTTGGAGAGAAGTCTCCACCATTTCCCGATCGATTCGGAAGCCGCGCAAATTCATTTTCTGGTCGAGAATCCAAGCCTCTCGCTCGCGCGCGATCAGTGGGGGAAGGGCGAGGAAGAGGTGCGTCTCCGCTTCCACGTCGCTAATGCAATACTGGATTATGCGGAGCAAATCTTTGCGGCTGTTGTGCCACACGCGCGGATCGTTTTTCGTGGGCTTCCTCGGCTTGCAATATTTCAAGATCAGCTTGCGGCCGTCCATATCTTTTTGCACCGGCAATTCGAGCGCAAGGCAAGCGCCTTCGAGATTGCGGGGGAGCCCATGCGTCGCCGCGAGCACGGCCGTACACCCGTATTTTTCGGGGCTGAGCCCGAGGAGCTGGAATTGCCGGCGATCGCTCACGTACCTAGAAAGGACGTTCATCGTAATTACTTGCTCGAAAAGCGCGTTGTGTGCTTCAATATTTATACTTGGGTCAAGTAAGGCGCTGATCAGCTCGTCGGGGGATTGACCAAGGAAGGGCGACCACGTTTTGATCGGCGCCTGTTTTACGTTTTCCCGTGTACCGATGCGCCAAGCCGCGCACAAAATTCTCGTTGACTTGTGGACGGAATACTCGAAGGCACCAACCTTTTTAAGATCGGCGCGTGATCGCGTCTCGTAATCCAAGATCATGTAAAGCTGATTAGTCATAGAGGTCGCTTGGCTCGAAGCCGTCGTGATCCCAATCTCGCTCTTGCCACTCGCCGTTGGCGTCGTAATACCCGCCGTCGTCGGGGAGCCGGCGGGGAATCTTTTCCAGCGCTTCGATTTGCTTGGGCGTGAGAAATCCCCGGCTGTTGAGCTGTATTTGCAGCGACGTGATAAAATAATCCGAGCGGCCGGCGCCGTCGTGCTCGCGCGCTTTGTTGATCAGCTTTTGCAGCTCGCCCTTGCGATCCCACTCGCATTGATCGGCGAAGCTCGTATCGTCTAGGTCAACGTCGTTTTCTTGCTCGCGCGCCATGCCGCTACCCTTTCTTTCTGAAATCCCTCGGGTTGTCTCTCGCGCCATTTCTTTTGTGCCAGCTTCACGCATTCGGGATTCCTCTTTCTCCAATCGGCGGCGCGGGCATTCTCGTATGCCTTCGTGCCGGGCTCCAATCCTTGCAGCAAAAGCCGCCGCAAGATTTGGTGCCTCGGCCCGAGTAAATTCTCGGGCGTTTTTAATATCTGATCGCGAGTGAGCATTCAATCCTTTTTCTCGACAATCTCTTTTTGGAAACGCATGGCGATCGCCCCGAAAGCCGAGATAACCGCCAAGCGTCCCTTTCTCGAAAATATCTTCGTCGTCGTGCCGCCCTCGTTGTGGACGGCAAAAACGAAAGTCATATCGGAGGGAGCGCCGGCAACGATCGCGTTGATCTTCTCGCAAATCTCTTTGCGCTGGCGCTTCGCCTCCCTCGTCTCGTCGATTTGCTTCGACACTCTTACTCTTTGCTCATCCACTGTGCCGCCTTACAGCCGAGCTTATAAGCTGGAAAAATATATCCCCACTTGCCGCTGAGCTGGCAAGTATCTTCTCGGGAGTGCTGGCCGGCGCCGTCCATGATCCCACTAAAACCGGTCGCGAGAGTGGAAAGCACGATCAAGATGAAAAGAATAAAACCAGTAACTTCCAACGCGGTGATCGCGCCGTGCGGGCTTACGCCGTTGTCTGTTTCATTATCTCGGTACCACAAGGCGCCCTCCCTGAATTTCTCTCGCTCGTTTTCTTTGGTGCTTGATTCGAGCGAAGCGATTTGGATTCTCTCCGCTTCGCTCGGCCGACGTTCGGTCGTAGTGTGCATGGGTACGATTATGGGCGGAGGAGTGTACATCATAGCCCACACTCCGGCAAATCAGCGCGGAGCTGATCGACGAGCCGCGAGCTTCGATCGCGAATCGTACTCCAATACCGGCCAAGCGAAGCGCGCAAAGTCGAGCGCGAGCCCGTAAGCGCATTGGCGATTTCCATGCCGCACTCCAAGTTGATCCGGGGATCGAGGATAGTGTTGGGATTATCGTAATCGATCCGCTGGCACGCCGCGAGCGACGCCCAATTTTTCGCGTCTTGAAAAGAAAGCTGCAAGAGCCCTTCGCTCACCACTTGCTTGCCCGTGACGGGATCGGTGCCCATTTTCGATTCGGTGTACCGCTCGCAATTCTTCCAGCTCGATTCCGCCTTGGCCGTGGCCTTCACGAAGGCGAGCCAAAACTTTTCGCCGTCCGTGCCGTTCGGGCAATACTCGCCGGGCGCGGCTTCCCGCATCTTGGCCGTGATCTTTGGTGCCACGATCGCGTCGTAATCCCAACCTTGCTCGCACGAGAGGCCGGCCTCTTGGTCGGGCGTTGTTGGCAAATTACTACACGACGTAAGAACCGCGACCGTGAGCAAAAAGATAATATAGTTTATAACATAAAGATTTTTCATTTGATTCTCCTATCGTACTTTGGAATTGAAGCCGCCCTTTTTGGTCGGCGTGACTTGGATTTTCTTCTCGGGGAGAATATCGATCGATTGCTCGTCAACCCAATACCCGTCGCGGTGCTTGCCGTCTTTGTCGAGCGGCGGCTGAATAAAAAAGCGGTCACAGCCGAAGAGGTTGGAGGAGTGAGAGACGATCGTACCTTCGAGATTGGTGATCTTGCAGCGGCCTTTTTCGCCGAGCCATTTGTGTTTTGCGCCTTCGTTGATCATGGGGGAGCTTCCTTTTCTTATGATATAAGATGCCCGCCGGCCTTTCGGCCAGCGGGCAAATGTGGAGTGGTGCTTAGTATCCGTCGTCGCTGTCGGTGTCGCTCGACTCCGAGCCGTAATTGGCCTCGTCGTCGGAATCGTCTTCAACGTCGTCGAATTCGCTTTCGGCCTCTTGACGGCCGCTGAATTGCTCACCGTCACGAAGTTTTTGGATATTTTGGAGCGAGAAGGAAACGCCGGGGCTGATCCCCTTCACGCCTTCTTTCGGATACGCGAATGCGATCAACGTCGCGCGCGCGTAACAACCGGCATAGAAATCGCCGCTTGCATCCGTGATCTTCGGGAAGCGGCCGTCGGGGCCTTTCTTTCCGCCAACCACGTCGGGAGCTTGAAGCGAGGAGGCGGTCACGACCGTCATGCCCTCGTATCCGGCGAGGTGGGATTTCTCGTCGCCGTCTTTGAAGGGCATTTTCAAACCCTTCGGCCATTTCTCTTTCGATCCCCAACGCTCGATCGCGGCGGCTGTTACCGCTTTCTTGAGCGCCGTCAAATCGGCTTTCGTCTTGTCGAAAAGCATCACGCACGAAAACTTTTCCTTCGAGCCGTTGAAGCTCTTGGGCTCGTAAACTTGCGGGAAACTTACGCGGAATTCGGGAGTGAGTACCTTTTTGAGTGCTTTGCTTTTGTCTTTGTCCATTTGTTCACCTTTCTCGTGACTATTCTACCTCGGTAAAATCTCCCTGTGCTTGCTCATGCCGAAGCTCAGAGTAAGCGACACAGCCCGGCTTCGCCGGGCAAAACATACACCACTCCTCGCCGGCGTTAAATTCGGCGAGGGGATCTTCACAGCGAGCAACGCCCGCTTTAAAGATCGGTATGTACGTTAGGAGTTTTTGAATTGGGATCGTCCACGAGCGGATCGGGCCGCGCGCGTGACCGTCGCGGGGCTGGACGATAACCAACTCCACTTCGGCGAAATTAAAATCGAATTCCTTGGCGATGCCGAGCGCGTAATAAATCGCTTGCGTATTTTCTTCGGGCATCACGGGCACACCGATCCCATATTTAAAATCGATCACGACGAGCTTGTCGAAGAGGAAAGCGGCGCCGGCGTCCACCGTGCCAAATTGCCCTTTCATCGTGAAAAAGGAAGCGTCCACTCGCGTCTCGGCGAGCACGTTGTCGGCGCCCTTGGATCGGCCCACGATATAGTGGAAGGCTTCCCGCGCGTGCTTGACCATGGCGCGGGGATACGTCTTGCGGAGGAGCTTGGCGATCGCCTCTTCGCTTCCATTCTTCCAGCCGGCGAGCCACGCGATCATGAAAGTTTCAAGGCAATGGTGGGCGTCGGTGCCCTCGTCGGCCGCCGCGCTCGAAGTGTTGGGATAATTTTCGCAAGCCTGAATCGAAGCCGGGCACATGAGCCAGCGCTTCGATCCCGAGGCGCTATACTTTGCGTGAGCTTTCAAGCCGCACCTCAACTTCCGCACGAGCCTTTTGCCACGAAGCGACCATTGCTCGATTGTCTTGCCGGCGAAATGCGGCCCACACTTCTCGCTGAGTTTCGGGCGAGACGAGTTTCCAATGTGCAAGGCACATTAGACGCTCGCGCGGGATTTCTTTCTCGCAATTTTTCGCATAGCAAATTCCCATATCATTCTCCTAGAAAGGCGCTACCACAGCGGTCTTGCCGGTCTTCTCCGCGATTTTCGTGATGCACTCCCGCGAGCACGCATCTTGTATACCCTCGATATCCGAACGCTGAAACCAATCGAAGGGCTTGTGATAATTCCCGTCACTGATCCACGGTACGCCGGGCTCTTCTTTCCCACACCCGTCACAAATAAATTTCGCCGCCACTTAGCACCGCCAATCGCTGTTGATCAAAATGAAAAGGGCCACGAGCAAGCAAACGATCGGCGCCCACTCGTATTTATTTTCGTGGCGCTTGGGAAGCGAAGCCGGATCGGTCGCGTACCCGGTCCACACCGTCGCGGTCGAGTCGCCCACTCCCGAGCCGAAGCCTCCGCCACCTCCGACGAAATATACGACCGATTGGCCGGGTTGGATTGTTGCGCGATACGTTTTCAATTTGGTGTCTCCGAGGGCGAGGCGTTCGCTTCGGGATCATATTTTTTCGAGACGTGCGCGAGCACAGTTTCCATATCGTCAACGCTCAGCGCTTCGGCCACGTCGTCGAGAGACACCATGCCGATCTTGGCCAAGAGATTGCGAATGCCCACCACGTCGGGCTCGTCGCCTTTCTTCACGATCTTGCCGAGGAGGAGCGCGATGTAATATCCGGGCGTGCCGGCGTTGTAAACGTAAGCGTGCTCGCCGATGAAAGTATATAGGTCGCGGGCGTACATGGCGTCGCCGGCTTGGAGTTTGGGCAAATCTTTTTTATCGATCGCTTTGCTTTTCTTATTTTTTCCGAAATCGAGGAGGCTCATTTGCTAAGGTTTTCCTTTCCTAAAATATCCACGTCAATATTGAGGCCGTTTTCTTTGATCTTCACGTCGGAGTACATATCGATCCGCACCTTCGGAAAGCGATCGCCGGCGGCCACGAAGAGCACGCGGCTCACACCGTACAACTCTATGCCGTCTAATTCGACAACCATATTCTTGCCGTGGAAAGAGCCGAGCGGATCGCGCTTGCGGATCGTAAGTGTATTGAATTGGCTCATGGCTTTCTCCTAAAATGGCCCTCGGATCGTAGCCGGTTTCCAACCGCTTCGGCGGGCACCGATTCTCACGCTGTACGATCCAAAGGCCAAAGTTTTTACTATCCAAAAAAGCGCCGGAAGAGTTTGATCACTTCGCCGGCGCGCTTAATTTCCGCTATTGCTTTTTCAGCTTCGCGAGAAATTCTTTGTACTGTGGAGCTTTCAAGTCGAGCACGCTTTTCACTTTGAAGCTCGCGAGGAGCTTTTTTACGACCGCTTTCTTTGCGTCGTTTCCCTTCGTGAAAGCGCGGCACGCGTTGATCACGTCACTTTGTTTTGGAAGCTCCTCTTGCTCTTCGGCTTCCTCTTCCTCTTCCTCTTCGGAGAAGCCCATGTCGTCGGCCGACTCTTCCGATGAATTTTCGCCAGCCTCCTCTTGGTCGGTGTCTTCCTCGCCAGTATCCGGCTCCGGCTTTTTTCCTTTCGCCGCGCCTTTCTTGCCTTTGGTTTCGACTGGCGCAGCGGGCTCCGAGGCCGCTGTTGGCTTACCGCCTTTGGGCGGCTGAGCGTCGAGCGACGTGGTGAGCACGGTGCGGAATTCGTCGATTTGGTTTAGTACCTCTTGGCGATTGCCTTCGAGGTGTAGTGCTACTTTCATTAGGGCTTCCTTTCTATATTTGAGCGGTCACGTTTTTCTTTCTAAGCACGATACTCAGTATCATGCGATCGAGAGAATTTCTATATACCAGGTATTGCACGAAGACCGAATCGAGTTGACCGATTCGGTGCGCGCGATCGCTGGCTTGATCATTCGTGGCCGGGACGTAAGAGGGCTCGACGTGCATCACGCGCGTCGCCTTCGTCATGGTGTACCCAACGGCCATATCAATTTGAATTATAAAGAGCCTGTGCTCCGCTGATTTCTGGAAGATATCCACGAGCGTTTGGCCGCTCCCTTTCATCTTCCCATAGATCACGAGCGGCTTCCACTTGGCGAGCTTGAGGGCCAGCGCCTCGATCACGTCGGTGTGGTAAGCGGTCACGATAATCGCTTCGTCCGAGCCGAGCAAAATTTCGTTGATCGCTTCCACCGCCGGGTTGACCTTCTCGCGGCCGAGGAGCCGGCGATACGTCGCCAAATTCAGCTCCTCGGCCCGGTCTTTCCCCTCAACGAGCGCAATTTGCTTGCGCATTATATCTTCCGGGCTGTGCTCTTTGAGCATGGCCGATTCCATTTCAGTTACGCGGGAGCCAGCCGTTTCACCAACGAAAAGAAATTCCTCGATCTTCGGCGGAAGCTCTTTCAAGACCTCGCTCTTTTTCATGCGGATCATGAATTTGCCGTGGACCTTTTCGCGAAGCTCGTCGAGATTGCTCGCCCCGGAGAAATCCCAACCGTGCGTATCCTCGAAGCCGGCGCAGTATTTTTTCCCGTACTCGAATTGGTTGGCGAAGTCGATCGTCTCGGGCGCGCTCTTATTTAAGATCGTAAATAATTCCATGGGCCGGTTGGGCATGGGCGTGCCCGACAGGTACGTGAGCATATTGAAGTGGCGCACGAGCGAGGGAATGCCGGGCGTGTCTTTGTCGATCGCCGGGAAACCGAGGAGCATTTTCGTGCGCTGAGCGTCCGGCGTCTTGTACCGGTGAGCCTCGTCCACGAAGGCGACGACACGCCGGCCGGCACGCTTGGCGCATTCGATAAACGCTTCCAGCTCGAAGCGGTGCTCGTCGAGCTGCATTTTTGAATCGGGGAAGATCAGCACGCGCGCGTCCGGGTGGAGCGCGTACTCATATCTTTGGATCATGCCGGAGAAGGTGCGCCAGGTCTTCCACTCCTCTTCGACGTTGAGCAAGAGAAAGGGCGGGCATATATAGACGAAGACCGGCGGCGGGAGGCAATTCGTTTCGTGGTGGAAGGCGATCGTGTTGGCGACAACGACCGCGATCACGCCCTTGCCGAGCCCCGGATCGAGCGCGCCGTAAGAGCGATTGCGCGACAATATAAATCTCGCGGCCGAGGCTTGAAACCCTTTCAGCTTTTCCGTTGGTGGGTACAGGAGCGGCCCGTGCCAGGGCTTCACTTCGATTAGGAGCGCTCGTATTTTCTTTCTCGCGCTATGGTCGGCATGATCGCGGAGGAGGGCCGCTACCTGTATTCGATTAGTGTACCAAATTTTCTTCTCGGGATGCCAAGAAAAGCCGGCGTCGCGCGGCTTCAAACGGTCTTGGAATGAGCAACGGCAAATGAAAATGCCGTCTTCAAAAGTGAGCTTCAAAATTTCCCCTCGCGCGAACGCGTCTTTTCAACTTGGTGTGAAAGGGAGCCTAAATCGGAGCTTGCTCTTTTGTAAAGACCAATCTATCTTTTTTCTTACCGTAAATTTCTTTTACGCAATTCTTTGAGGGGAAGCCATGAAAAATTCTTTTGCGAATTGGGTAGCCGCGCGCGGTGGACCTAATAAAGTCGGGCCTTTGCTCGGTGTCACTCCACATGCTGTACGCCATTGGTTGAGGGGTGATTCTATCCCGCGCCCGAAAACCCTCAACAAAATACTTCACTTCTCACGGGGCCGCGTAAAGCTCCTCCACGTCTTGGCTCTTTGCACTAAGAAATAGGAGTTGACCAATGCTAAAAGAAATGCAGCGACTAAAGTCGCTTGGCTTCGCGATTCATTGGCTCAAAGCAAACTCGAAAGCGCCGATCGATTTAAACTGGACGAAGAGTGTACCGAAAAGCGGGGAGCAATTAAGTACACAGTACCGTAAGGGCATGAATATGGGCGTGCGTTTCGGCGCGGCCTCGAAAGTAAAAGGTGGGTACCTCTCCGCGATCGATTGCGACGTGAAGAGCACGGCCGAAAAACACCTGGAAGAAATGAATGAGAAGTTGGCGGAGCTTTTCGGCACGCAAATCACCGGGGCGCCGATCGTGCTTTCGGGGCGCGGCAACGGATCAATGCACGTTTACGGGAAGACGATCGCGGTCGAGCGCGGGCGCCGCTTGGCCCAATCCAACGAGAAGGTCAAGGTAAAAATGCCCTCGGTAAAACCTTCACGGCACGAGCGTGAAACTCTTACCGAAGAGGAGCTGAAAAAAGGTATCCGGCTCCGCCCCGCGTGGGAAATCTCTTTCATGGGCGAAGGCCAGCAAGCCGTTTTGCCGCCTTCCCTTCACCCGGATACGGGGCTCGCGTATAAGTGGCAGGGCGCCTTTGCCGGCCTTCTCCCCACCCTTTCCCCTCCTTCCGGGGAGAAGGCCGTGCAGCGGTCAAATACGAGCGCGGGCGGCGCGCCCTTTGAAGCTGTCGAAGTGGACCTGGCGCTTACCGACGTGCCGGAGCGCGTTATAAAAATGATCGTGGACGGGGAAGGGGTGGAAGACCGATCGGCCTCCCTCTTCGGCGTCGCGATCGCGCTCGTGCGCTCGGGCCTCTCAGATAACGAAATCAAAAGCGTGCTCACCGATCGATCTTATTTCCTCGGCGACACCGCATACGATCACGCCAAAACAGAAAACCGCACTCGCGCCGCCGCGTGGATCGATCGCTATACCTTGCGAAGAGCGCGCTCAGAAATGGACGCGCAAGCGCAATTCGAGGAGGCCGTGGAAGTTTCCGATTTGACGACCGAGCAAATCAACGACCTGCACGAAGAGCTGATCGAGTTGTCGGATTGGCAATATCTTCTCGATCGCACTTCGCCCCAAAGCGGGAGCCGACCAAAGCCCACGCTCAAAAATATATTGGTCGTGCTCCGCTATGCCGTTTCGCCGGCCGTGTTTCGTCGCAACGATTTCACGGGGCTGGAAATTTACGGCACCGAGACACCATGGGGTGGGAAGATCGGCGGGGAAATCACGGACGACGATATGATCGCGATCAAAACCTGGCTCGCGGAGAAATACGGCTTCGAGCCGCCTGTGGCCTTGGTCAATGAAGGCGTGAGAAAGATTGCGTGCGAGAATCGCTTTCACCCGGTACGCGATTACTTGGAGACGTTGAAGTGGGATGGAAGAGAAAGAATAAGTACCTGGCTCAAGACGTACCTCAACGCGGAGGCGGCCGAGCCTTACTTGTCGGACGTTTCGCGCAAAGTAATGGTCGCGCTCGTGGCCCGCGTATTCGATCCGGGCGTGAAGTTTGATCACGTCCTAATCTTGCAGGGGAATCAGGGGGAGGGGAAATCGACCTCTCTCCAAAATCTTGTGGGCGACGAATGGTTTTCCGAGCTGCAAGCCAATATCGGCGACAAAGACGCCGTGCTCTTGATCCGCTCGACGTGGCTCGTGGAGGTGGGGGAGTTGAATGGTCTTTCGCGGGCCGAGGTGAATACGGTGAAGGATTTTATCACCCGCCGAGTGGATCGCATTCGCGTGCCTTACGGTAAACGCACGGAGGCTTTCCCACGCCAGTGCGTTTTCGTGGGCACGACCAACCAAGACGAGTTTTTGAAAGATGAAACGGGCAATCGCCGCTTTTGGCCGGTGAAGATTGGTGCTTGTGATTTCGCCGCTGTCAAAAGGGACCGCGATCAACTCTTGGCCGAGGCGGTAAGCTGTTACGCCATGGGCGAGCCGCTGTACCTAGAAAACAAAGAGGCTCAAGTTGGTGCCGTGCAGGAGCAAGAGTCGCGCATGGAATCGGATATGCTGGAAGATCAAATCGAAGCGTACCTGGCATCGGAGCGGGCTAAGCCCGTGAAGGATAGGCATATCAACCCGGATAGGCTCACCATGAGCGACGTGCTCGGGGAGTGGAGCCCGATCAAGGTGGGCGACGATCGCTCCGCCCAAATCAGAGTTGGCCGAGCACTCAAGCGTTTGGGATACGCAAAACACGTCATGAGGGTGGAGGGGCGCAATACTAAGGTGTGGGCGCTACCCTTCGAGACTAGGTTGCTACCCTTGAAGCCGGATAAGGGTAGCACCAAAAACGATAGTGATTTCGAGTGAGTTACCCTTGCTACCTTTGCTACCCTTATTCTTATATAGGAGGGGAATATAGAGATAAGATGTATTTATAGTATTATGTATTTATATAAGAGTATGCGCCCCGTTTTTTGGGTAGCAAGGTAGCAAGCGATCTAAGTATTTGAAATAAAACGAAAACAGCGCTACCCACCGCTACCCTGCTACCCAAAAGGAGAGAAAATGGCTAAGAAGACCAAGAAAAAGACCAAAAAGAAGATAAAAGAGCCCAAACCCGAGCCCCAAGACGGAGGGCTCACGGCGGCCGATCGCAAAAAGCTCCACCGGGCCGTGCGCTTGGTGTGGAGTTGGAGCACACCGCCCCGGCTCGTGCGCAAACGCTGCATGCACAAAGACGGCTTCCCCCGGTGCGAAAACCCGGCGTGCCCGAGCCGAGGGCGTAAAGTGCCCAAGATATTCGTGGATCACTTGGAGCCCGTGGGCGAAGTGGGCGGCCCGGATTATATCCCCCGCATGTGGTGCCCTTCGAGCGAGCTGCAAGGGCTGTGCAAGCCGTGCCACGACGCCAAGACCAAGCTCGAAAAGCTCGCGGCCGAAGACCTAGGATTCTAAGTGTCTGTTTAAACTTATAATTTTAAAGTTACAAAGTACCTGGTATTTAGTTGACAAGTACCAGGTACTTTGATATTCTTGTATTACAGCGACTAATACAAAGGAGCCCCAAATGATCGTTTTTATTTTGATCGGAATTTTGTTTTGCCTCTTCCTCGGTGTGGCGATCGCCATTCCCGCCGCGATCGTATCGGCCGCACGCGAGCAAAAGCGTCGTGACGCTGCAAAGGCTCAGGCGGTGCAATCGTGAATATGTTTGCAGCGAAGAGGGCTTTCTTTGATTACATGCGCGACCAAACGCGCGGCGGCCAACCACTCTCAGAGAGTGAGATTCAAGAGGCTTGGCAAATAGTGCTCCGAAGCCCATGTACGATTTGCCGGAGCGGATTAGGTGTCAACACCGAATCGCACCTTGGGCTCTTTCGCCCCGGTCCCGAAGAATCCTTGCGCATAGGCGGAGTGCCAGGTATGCAACGAGAAGTATGGTACCGGCTTTGTCCCGCGTGTTGGGAGCTTCCCGAAGAGGAGCGCATACGCCTTGCCGAAACTTCAATCTTCAACGCCTTGGGAGTATCATGAAAAGCTCAATTGGCCCGATCGAGGCAACGAAACAATTAGTGCGAAGGCTCAACCCCTTCCCTGCGACCGAAGGCTGGCGTGGACCTGGCACGGAGGAGCGATATCAATTTCTATTTGGTGCCGTGGAGGAGGCCAACCCTTCGTCGCAAGTTTGGTTTCTCTCCGGCCGCGAGGTCGAGGAGCTTGGCGTCTCCACGCTTGAGCGCAAAAAGAATCTCAAGACGAAAGTGCTCCGTGTGGGCCACGGCCCGACTCCCGCCTTCGTGCGGAAGTACCCGGTGGAAAAAGTTTACGAATATCTCCTAACTCGCGAGGTGAAGCTGTGAAAATAGGTACTTTTGTCGAAATCATTTACCCACTCTCCCGAGGGTACGCCACGTTGATCGACGTGCTCCCGGCCGGCTTGCCGATCACCGAAGATAAATCTTTCTATTTCGGCCCGTTCGGAAGGCGAAGATTTGTCGGTCAAAGTGCGAGCGTCGATCGGTACGTCTTCAAGCGAGAGACGCCCGGCCACTTTATTATTCCCGAAACCAAGCTCAACGGAATGGTGCGGATCGTTTCCGAATCACCTCCGCCGAATCACCCGCATTGCAAATGTATCCTTCAACCCATAACTGAAAAGGAAGCCCCTATGCCTAAACAAAAAGCCTATTACGTCGTATCCGCTCTTCGTCCCGACTCGAATCACCTCGGCACTCCTTCTCCGATCGCCACAGAGAAGGAAGCGATCGAGCGCGCGCAATCGTTGATCAACCAACGCATGGTCGAAGGGCGAAAGGCCATGGCCTTTCACGTACTGAAAGTCGTGGCGATCGTACAGCCCGAAGCGGTACCCGTGACCGTGACGAAACTCAAATGATCCGCGTCACCGCCGCCGAAGCCCGCACGCCTCTCTCGATCAATCGAGGGTACAATTGTACGCACACGCGCGGGCTTCGCATCGTGACTCGGGAGCACTCGCCCGCGATCAGCGGTGCGGGTAAGCTCCTCGACGCCGGTCGTGCCTTAGAAATCCTATGGTGCGAGAAGTGCAAGGGCTCGAAATTCGTTTACGTCTCTTCAACCGGCCGACGACGGCCAGCGCACAGGTGAGCAATGGCTGTGTACCTGATCCACTTTGCCAAACCCTTCTCGCACGCTCGCCACTATATCGGCTTTTGCGAGACGAAGAAAAATATCCCGCTTCGGCTTGAACACCACAAAGCCGGGCGCGGTGGATCGCTTCCGCATGCTGTTGCGAAGGCCGGGATCGAAATGGTTATCGCTCGCGTGTGGGAAGACGGCGATCGCAATTACGAGCGCAAGCTCAAAAATCAGAAAATGGCACCTCGGCTTTGCCCGATTTGCCGAAAGGAAAAAGATGCCAAACGTCACAAAAAATAAACACCCCTTCACCGTCGTGGTAAATAAAAAGCTGTTGGCCCAAGCCAACAAAGCTCGCAAGGCGCTCAACCGCAAGTGGCCCGAGGTGATCCACGAAAAGCTCGAATCATTGGTGGAAGAGCACGACCGCGCCAAGCACAAAGACCTCGTGCGCCGGAAAAAAGACGACCTCGGATTTTAATTGACAGGGAGTGACAAAATGCGTAAACGATACACGCTTAATATTTTCCTGATCTTGCTGTTGCTCTTGCTTTTCTCGATAGCGTTTTGGGGCCGGTATGCCGACCTCTTCGCCGCGTGTATTAGGTCGGGCATGACGGCGGATCAATGCCACGAGGTACTGAGATGAAAAATTTTATTTGGAAACACCGAGACGTAATCGTGATCGGCTTTTTCTTCGTGGCGTTCGCCACGCTGTCGATCTTCCTTCCCGATATCGCACACCACTTTCTCGTGCCGAAGGGGGCGCAATGAAAGTTTCAGCTCCCGCGATGCGTGTCTTCCGCGTGATCGACTCTTGCACCACGATCGAGCAATGGCGCGTGGCCAAGGCTTACGCCCACCGATGGTATAAGACCATGCCGTGGTTTTCCTCCGAAGTCGCCAATCTCGAAATGATCGGAATGGTTTTGCGCGATAAATACTTTTTGCTTAATTTCAACCAACAGAGAGGAAACGACCATGATAGTATATCTTAGACAAAACGAATTGCGCCAACTTCAAGAGGTGGGAGGCTCGGCCATGATTCCCGTAATGGCTTCACCGCGCCCACTCCCCGGATTTCTCGCGTTCACCGCCTCGGGGCTGGCTCCCGCCGCGCCGGGCGTGGGCGAAGCGATCGATCCCTCGCAAATGGAATTGCCACTCACCCAAGCCGAAGGCGGAGCAAATGGCGATCCGAAAGAAACCGCGAGCTGAGCGCGAAAGCGAGCGATGTACCTGCTACCTGTGCGTGCCACCCAAGCGCGGCTCGGGAGTGAAGGTCAACAAGCGATACGGGTATGATGAAAACAAAGTGCCGGGCGTAGAGTGCTGCACCTGTGGAAAGAAAATCGGCCGGTCGAAGTGGGTGGAGGAAACGGGCATGGCCCGATTCGGACAAATGCAATTCCGGCACAAGCGATGCGCCGAAACCCTCAAAAGATAAATTGTCACTCGCTTAATATGGCATGGCTCGAATTTCGGGCCATGCCATATTTGTTTTCTTCCCAAACGGCGTATAAACGGCGTACCCTAATAAATTATGGGAAGACAGCAAGGAAAACCGCCGGGCGTCGGCAAGGCCACGCAATTCAAACCAGGTAACAAAGCCAATCCAAAAGGCGCGGGCGCACACGATCCCGAAGTGAAGAAAATTCGCCGGCTCACTCGTGAGCAAGTCGTCGAGGTTGGATCGTTGGTGCTTGAGAAGAATCAAGTCGAGCTGAAAAAGATTTGGAAGAGCAAGCGCGAGCCCTCCCTCAAGTGTTGGTTTGCTGGCGTCGCGTACATGGCGATCGTGACCGGAAACTCCACGCATTACAACGCCCTCCTCGACCGAGTGATCGGCAAGGTCAAAGACGAAATTAAATTTGAAGGCAATTTGCAAGTGCGCGAAAAGTACAAGCGCATGACCGACAAAGAGCTGGCCGAAGAGCTGGCCACTCGCTCGTCAAAGCTCGCGAGAATCACGCGTGGAAAATAGTGAACAGCTCGAAGAGATGAATGAAGTCGAAGCGCTCGAATACGAGCTAAGCGAGCGACGATTCTCCGCCTTCGTGCAATACGCGTGGGAAGTGCTTGAGCCCGGAAAGCCTCTCCTGTGGAATTGGCATTTGGAATTGGTTTGCGAGACGCTGCAAAATCTATATTTACGCCACCTCGCCGGCGAATCGTGCCGCCTGATTATCAACGTACCGCCTCGCAATTTGAAGAGCACGATCGTGACCGTGTGCTTCCCCGCGTGGGTGTGGATTCAGGAAAACGAAATCGAGGGGAAGAAAATCTTGGGCGCGAGCAAGCGCTTCCTCTCCACCTCTTACGCGCAATCCCTCTCGACCAAGCACGCCGTCGATTCGCGCACACTGATCCAAAGCGATTGGTTTCAACGCGGTTGGGGCCACAGGTTTCAGCTATCGGACGAGCAAGACACGAAGACGGAATACCTCAACAACCAACGCGGGCACCGGATCGCAACGTCCATGCACGGCACGGCGACCGGTAAGGGTGGCGACTTTCTCACGGTGGACGATCCCCACGATACGACGATCGCCGAATCCGAAGTGCAGCGCAAAGCCACGATCGAAGCCTTCGATCAAAAATTTACCTCTCGCCTCGACAACAAGAAAACCGGCGCGATCGTTATCGTAATGCAGCGGCTTCACCAAGAGGATTTGACCGGCCATTGCTTGAAGCAAGGCGGGTGGGAGCACTTGTGCTTGCCGGCCGAATGGGAAGAGGAAGACGGGATCACGCACGTATTCCCCCTCTCCCACGAGGTTGTGCAAAGAACGCAAGGCGATCTTCTCCACCCTGAGCGCGAGGGACCGCCCGAGTTGGCCGCGATGAAAAAGGCGCTCGGCTCGCAGGGTTATGCGGGCCAGTATCAGCAACGCCCCACCGCGCGCGAGGGTGGAATTATCAAGCGAGCTTGGTGCCAAAACTTTTACAAGGTGCTACCCGATCGGATCAGCGAGCGCGTACAGAGTTGGGACGCTACCTTCAAAGATTCCCAAACGAGCGATTACGTCGCGGGCCACGCTTGGATCAGGAGCGAAGGTAAATTTTATTTGGTGGATCGCTTCCACGATCGTGCCGATATCGTGGCGACCATGACCGCGATCAAATCTTTTTCGGCCAAGCATCCTAAATTTATTTTGAAGCTGATCGAAGACAAGGCCAACGGCCCGGCGCTGATCCAAATGCTGAAATCGAAAGTGCCCGGCCTCGTCCCTGTCACTCCCGAAGGCTCAAAAGACGCGCGCATGAGCGCGGTCGCGCCGCTTTGGGAGGCCGGAAACGTGTACCTCCCCGATCCCTCGATTGCTCCGTGGATTCACGACTTTATCGAAGAAATCGTAAATTTTCCGAACGCTTCAAACGACGACGACTGTGATGCCATGACGCAAGCACTCCTCCGTTTGATGAAAGCCGTGAGCACTTCGTTTACAAAAGAATTAATTCCCAATAAGATCAAATCATTGTCTAGTAGTTATAGAGGGGCGGATCAATGGTAAAAGAAAACCTCGGCACGCGTGTGCGCCGATTTTTTGCAGAGTCGTTTCAAGACAAAGAGGAAGACGCGCCCGAGCCGGCCGCGAAAAAGAATCCTCTCGACGATCCCCGAATCGAATCGGTGACGGAAACTCCCACGAAGATTTTTATTAAGCTGAAACCGTTCGGTACTACCGGGACGGAATCTTACGGCGGCTACCCGAGAGAAGAATATCTCGACGAGCTTGTCGGTCGGCGCAAAGCCAACGTGTACGATCGCATGTGGCGCTCCGATGCCCAAGCGCAAATGCTCTATGCCGCCGTGGTAAATATTATCAAGGGCGCAACGTGGGAGATTGAAGGCTCGCCCGACAAAGAAGGCGATCCGCTCACGCCCGATCAAGAGAAAGATCGCGACCTGATCCACCAAATCCTTTTCAAAGATATCGAAAATCCCTTCTCGAAATTTCTTACCGACGCCATGACGGTCGTGCGCAACGGGCACGCGTACTTGGAGAAGACGTACCGCTTGATCACGGACAACGGCAATATCGGCCCGTATCACGGGATTAGTGAGCTGGCCTTGATCAGTGCGAAGACAATCGAGCGCTTCAACCTCTCCAAAGACAAGCGGAGCAAGCTCGCTTCGATTAGCCAGGTAGCAAGCGGCGACCTTCAATCTATGGTGGATATCCCCGCCGAGTATTTGGTGAAGATCATTCTCAACCAAGAGGGCTCGAATTTTGAAGGCGTGAGCATGTTTCGCCCGATCTATGGGAATTTCTTTCGCAAGAATTTCTATTTGAAGATGAATGCGATCGGTATCGAAAAGCACGCGGTGCCCGCGCCCCTCGTGACGATCCCCCAAGGCTTCCAGGAAACTCCCGAGTTTCAACTCCTCCTCGACGCGCTCGAAGTATATTGCTCGGGCCAATCCAACTACCTGATCAAGCCCGAAGGCGTGGAAATCGAATTCAACAACAACGCGTATGATCCCGAGAAGGTGGACAAGGCCGTTGACGGAGAAGATCGCCGGGCCGCAAAGGCTTTCCTCGCCAACTTCCTCGAATTGGGCATGACCGTCGGGGGTTCGCAATCTCTTTCCGTGGATCAATCCGATTTCTTCCTCGCCGGCCTCAAGGCGATCGCCAACGTGGTGTGCTCGGGAGTCAACGTCGATCTAATCCCCGAGCTTATAAAAATTAACCGAGGTCCACGCAGTACGTACCCACAGCTTACCGTGAGCGGTATTGATGATAAGGCGGGTGAAGAGCTTGCGCGGATTCTCGGTATTCTAATCGACAAGAAAGTGATCGTGCCCGACGATCCCTTGGAAAACAGCATGCGCAAACGCTTCGGCTTCACGAAGAAATCGGCCGAGGGCGTGCGCGAGATTACTCCCCCGAATCCTTTCGGCATGCCGCCAGGGGGAGCGCCCGGCAAAGAGGGAGGAGGTAATATATTACCTCCTGGCAAGCCCGGCGCTCCTCCCCCGAAGGAAGACGACGAGGAAGAGGGCGACGACGAGCCGGCACCGAAAGATAAAAAGCCCAAGAATCTTACCGAGCGCATCCTTGCGCGCGTGTATGGGTGAGCCGTGGCGTGGAAAAAGCTGCACCATGAAAAATGGAATATGGCCACGGACAAGAGCGATCCCCGTATCCGCCTGATTCAATATTGGTGTGGGATCGGCGGGCGCTACCTAGTCGAGAAAGAAGACGTGCCCGTTGAGACGACCGAAAACGCCGGCGCGGTGGAAGCTCAAGACCATTGCACGCGATGCCTTCTCGCTAAGCAAATCAAGCACGGCGAAGCGTACATGACGGAGCACGGCTACCCGATCCAAAAGCGGAGGAAGCTCCTTTGAAGATCACCGTTAACGGCACGCAATACTTTCCACTCAAAGGGCAAATGAGCTATGACGATTTGTGCGTGATCGCCGGCGTCACCCACGCCACGATCACATGGCGATACTCGGGCGCGAGCGGAATCGTCGCCGGCTCCCTCGCCCCGCGCGAGAAATTAAACTTGGTCAACGGAATGATCTTCAACGTAACTAGGACGGGGGAAGCATGAAATTTTACGTGATCGCTGTGGGAGAATTGAAACCGGATTTGCAAAGCCGCTTGATCCAAATGGGGATCATGGCGCCGTACTCGCATATCGCGATCATGGTCGTCCACGAAAACGGCAAGATAGAAATCTTCGAGTCGATCGGCAAAGGCATCGTGCGGAGCGAGCTGGACGAAGTGCTCGACAACGGCGGCGCCGTGATCCGCGAGCAATACGAGCTGCATGAGCTTTCTGTTTCGGAAGAGCGCGCTTACGGCTGGCTCGAAAGCAAGCTCGGAGGCTGGTATTCTCTGATTCAGTATCTCGGTTTCATGGGCCGACTCTTCTCTTTTTTTGGCCCGATCGGAGCACTTTTCCGCAGGTGGAAACTTGTCGCAAACGGCCCGGCCTTCTCCGTTTGCTCCGAGCTTGGTGCCCGCTTCGTGCTCTATGCCACCACGATCAACAATCCGCGCCTTGACGATCCCGATTTCGTGAATCCTCGCGACCTTTGCGAAGTGCTTCACGCGGCTTCGATCACGGGCCGGTGCAAGCGCGTATGAAGCTCCACCACGACGCGCGCCTTTACTCCGCCAGCAATATCCCCAACCGCATCTATGGGATTTCTTACTGTGGAGTTTGCACGCATCACAACCAAGGCATGGTATTTCAGCGGAGCGTTTCAATCACGGAAGAATTGCCGAAAGAATTTCTTGAGGGTAGCTTAGATCATTGCAAGCGTTGCCTCCGAATCAAGCGGCTCGAAAAGGGCGACGAGTATATGGAAAAGCACGGGTATCCGCTCGTGGGGAGTTTAAGTCGTGGCACAAAAAACCAACAAAGCGATACGTGAAGCGAGCATTGCGCTCGAAGAAATCTTCCAAGAGGAGTTGGCTAAGATCGGCGATAAAATGATCGCGGAAATCATGCGCCGAGCGAAAGCCCTCTCCCCTTCTCAGCGGATCAATGCGGTAAAAGAATTGCGCTGGCCGGGGGAGAGTGATTACTTGCGGATCGTGAAGGAAGCAACGGCCGAGATTGCGCTCGACGCGATTCAGACCGCGCGCAAGGAAGTGCCCAAGGCAAAGTCGATCGAGCTTACCGAAGTGATCGACTCGATCCAGCTCGCGATCGACGCAAAAGATTTGACCGTGCTCCTAGATAAATTGCCCTCCGATATTCGCAAGCGATTGGTGAAACAGGCCGACCTCTTGGTGGGTACTCAGCTCGCCGACCTAGAAAAGTCGATCCAATTCCAGTACAGCGATTCGATCGATACGACCGAAGACCTAAACGTGGTACGCAACGACGTGCAAATCGCGGCGCTCGAATTTATCCAAGGCTCTTCCGTGCGCGGGGGCGCGGGTAAGGTCGCCGCGCAAACGATCAACGATGCACGCAACGCTTTCTTCTTTGACAAGGAAGTGCTCACCGAAATCGAAGCCTTTGAATTCGTCAACGGCGATCCCGTCACGGAAATTTGCCAAGACTTAGCCGGCACCGTGTTTGCGAAAGACGATCCCAATATGTTTAGGTACACCCCACCCCTTCACTGGAATTGCAAGAGCTATATCCAGCCGATCGTAAAGGGGAAATTGGGGAATCGAGAGATTGAAGCCTTGAAGCCAAGTACCCGGCGCATAGAGGAAACGATCCAATTTAGTGAAGTCAAGCCGCATTGCAACGCATGCGGCTGTTAAAAAATAGTTGACGGAAAATACGCGTCACCCTCAAGATTCATAAATATGAAGAAAAAACCGTACTTTGCGCCCAACGCCGAAGTCTGGACGCTTGCGGAAGGCAAACCCGCAATCTCTCCACTTGTGCAAATCCTCCGCACCGGCGAATTTTCACACCCGGATTACGGCCATTTCACGATCGATAAAAATTATCTTCTCTCCCTCGTGAGCAATTTCAAAAACAAAGTGCGCAAGATCGACCTCGCGGTGGATTACAAGCACGACAACGACGACGTGGCCGCCGGTTGGTTTCAAGACGTGCAGCTTTCCGAAGACGGCGAAAAGCTCCTCGCGAAAGTCGATTGGACGCCAAACGGCCAAAAAGTTTTGAGTGACAGAGAGTTTCGTTATCTCTCGGCCGAATTTATCGACGAGTACAAAGACGACGACGGAAAAAGTTACGGGCCGACTTTGCTCGGCGCGGGGCTCACCAACCGACCATTCGTAAAAGGAATGGCGCCGGTAGTGCAGCTTTCGGAAAAACCAAAAACCAAAGAAGGGGAAAGCACCATGACCGAAGCAGAAAAAAAAGAGTTTGACGAATTGAAGGCGGCCAACAAAAAACTCCAAGACGAGAAGGACGCCGAAGCGAAAAAACTTTCCGAAGCCAACACCAAGTTGAAGGCTCAGGAAGACAAAGACGCTTCCGACGCTAAGGAGAAAAAACTCTCTGAGAAGAAAGCAAAATTCGACGAGAAGTTGAAAGCCGGCGTTGTGTGCGAAGCACAGCGTGAATCTTTCATGGCCGACGATATGGAGAAATTCCTCTCTTTGGCTCAACCGGTAAAAACCAAAACCCTTTCCGAGTCGGAAGGTGCTGGCGCCGGCGGGAAAGACAAAGACGGCGAAGACGCCGAAGCTCAAATCATGAAGCTCGCCGAAGTGATCGCGAAAGATCAGAAGATCGATATGGGCCGTGCAGTAAGCAAGGCGCTCGCCGATCCCGCCAACAAAGCACTTCGCGAGAAGTACGAAAACAAATTCAAGAACGCTTAATCGAAAAGGAAGGGAGAATTTTTTATGGCAACTCGTTCGCAAGCAAGAATGCTCGGATTTATCAGCGGGGGCGCAATCGCATACGGCAAGGCCGTGAAGATTGGTGCCGACCGTAAACACGTTGTCGTGGTAGCTGCCGCGACTGACAAGGCAATCGGTATTTGCCAAACCAACGATATCGACGCGGCCGAGCTTTCGCTCGAAATCGCGATTCCTGGCGGTGGCGCTAAAGCAAAACTCGGTGGCACTGTTGCCGCCGGCGATATGCTCGGCATGGACACCTCGGGCTTTCTCGTGAAGGTGGCCACGGCCGGCGATCGCGTGATCGCAATGGCAATGGAAGACGGCATTTCCGGCGACGTAATCGGCGTCGAAGTAATGGCCCACAAAGCAGAATCCGCGCAAGCGTAACTTTTAAGGAAGGGGAAAATTTTATATGAGTCAAATGAGAGCTATCGTCGATAAACTGATCACGAACGTGTCCAGCATGTTCGTGCCCGTTGGCTACATCTCGGAGCAATTGCTCCCGTATGTGCCAGTGAAACAATACACCGGAAAGCTCGGCAAGTACGGCCGCCAACACCTTCGCCTTGAAAACAGCGTGAAGGCTGGACGTGGTAAGTACCGCCAAGTGGAAGCGATCGCGCGCTCGACCGACTCCTATTCTATCGAAGGCCACGGCCTCGAAGGAATGGTGACGAAGGAAGATTACGCCAACGTGGAAGCTCCCTTCGACGCCGAACGCGACGAAGCCATGGGTATTTCCACTTTGCTGTGGATCGAGAAAGAGAAAATCCTCGCCGACAACCTCGCGAATACCGCCGTGCTCACCAACAACACCACGTTGTCGGGCTCGGATCAGTATAGCGATTACATGAATTCCACTCCTCTCGAAGATTTCCTCGCTTACCGCGCGGCGATTCGGGCGAAGTGCGGCCAGTATCCCAACGCCGCATTCATGGACAAAGCTGTCGCCGACGTGCTTCGCTTTCACCCCCAACTCCTCGATCTTCTCGGATTCAAGTTTTCCCGTCCGGGCGGCTTGAATGACCAAGAGTTGGCTCGTGCCCTCAACGTGGACCGCGTGATCGTGGCCGACGTGAGCTATGAGCCGACCGTTGAAGGTCAAACGGTGGGCGATCTTTCCACCGTGTGGGGCAAGCACTTGTGGTTTGCGGTACTCCCTGAGTCGGCCGCTCCCATGCAAGTATCCCTAGGCTATCGTCTCGGCTTGGTTGGTGAACAGCCTCGCAAAGTGACGAAGTGGCCGATCAACAACCCGACCGGCGCGACCGCAATCCTCGTGGAAGACGAATACGATTATCTTCTTTCCAACGTGGGCGCGGCTTTCCTCGTAAAAGACGCGATCGCCTAAATCCAATCTGCTTAAAGGTAGCCGGCTAATACTGGCTACCTTTTGGCGCACCAAAGGGAGAAATTTCTATGAAAGCATTTTTGATTCTGGCACTCGCGGCGCTCACGCTACCCGCACACGCGGCGATCAAGCCCACCTATTTCGATATCAAGCCCGTCACGCAAAAGATGGTGGAGTATCAACTCTTCACTAATCTCACCGTGGCGAGCACGACCGCCGTGCTCAACGCGTATGAAGGTCCGACCTCGGCCTCCGCGCTTTCGATCACGAGCGGTTTCAGTCAACCCGATCAACCGCGAAATCTTAGCATTACTCCCGGCGCCACGACCTCGGCTGTGGCCGCCTGTACTGTTACGGTTTCCGGTACCGACTATCTCAACAATTCTATCTCGGAAGCATTCGCTTTCCTCAACAACGCCAGCACGGCGACTGTGGGAGCAAAGGCTTTCAAGACGATCACCTCGATCGCGTGGGCGGCAAGCTGTGAAGACGGCTCCTTCAACGCGAATTGGTTTATCGGTCCCGGAGAAAAAATCGGCGTGAAGAGATGTATGGACAAGGCTGGCCATATTCTTTTCTCCACGATCGACGGAGCGAAGGAAGGCACCGCCCCGACTATGGTTGTTGACGTGGACGAGGTATCCAAAAATACCGCCGACTTCAACGGCACCATGGACGGCGTAAGTGACTTCGAGCTGTTTTTCATGCAAAACTTCCGGTGCGTGCGCTAATTGCGCACGCCCCTTAACCTGCACAGGAGTAAATAAAATGTATATTGTTAAGCAAGCATTCAAGGCCGGCAAAGACGAAAAAAGCGGCAAGCCTCTTTTCTTCAAAGAGGGCGATAAATTCCCGAAAGATCACCCGCGCGCGAAGGAATTCGCGAAAGCCGGCTTGATCAAATCTAAGGAGGATATCGACCTCGAAAATTTGCACTCAGTGGAGAAGGCGATCGAAGTAAAAAAAGCGGAATTAGCCTCTCTCTTAGAGCAAGCGGAAAAACTCCGGGCCGACAAAGCATCCAAGAATTCGCAAAGCGCGCCGGCCGCTGGCGGAAAACCTTCGGCTGGTAAGGACAAGTAATGCCCTATTGCACGGCCACACAAGTCGCGGCGGAAGCGAAGATAAACGGAGCCTTCTCGGCTTCGACTTCGCCCACCGATACGCGTGTGGCCGAGCTAATTGCCGAGATAGACGCGGAAATCAACACCAAGATTGGCATGCGCTATCCGACTCCGATCGTGGACGCGACCGATCTTATTTTGATCCGGGGCATCGCCACCGTGCTCGTGGCCGAGAGAGTTATCGGCACGATCGAAGTGACGACCGGCCAAGGGATCAACGTGGTGAATCCGAAAATGAAAGACGGGAATTTGGCCCGCACGAAATTAAACGATATCGTGGAAGGAAAGCTGAAACTCAACACCGCGCCCTCGGGCTCCCCGGTGCGCTCTTTCATGAGCGACAACGATAAACAGCCGACCTTCAAACGAGATTGCGAGCAATGGTAAATGGGAATCAAGACGCAAGTCGATCCGCAAAAAGCCTTAGCGAAGACGCTTAGGCAAGCTGCCAAGCAAGTCTCTGACTTGACGATTCCGCTCACTCTGATTTCACAGCAATGGTTTAAATCCAACCGCGCGATCTTCACGTTGAAGAGCCACGGCGCTTACGTGGACCTCTCCCCGCTGTATAAAAAGTGGAAGGCCGCGAAGCTCGGCTCCCCCTATCCGATTTTGAAGCTCACCGGCAAGCTCGAAGATTCGATCACCGATCCCACGTCGCCCTTCGCCGTGAGCTATATCCTCTCCAAGACCGACCTCTTCGTGGGCTCGAAGGTTGGATACGCCGGCGTCCACCACAAGGGCTCGCGCAAGCGCGGTATACCGATCCGCCCGGTCGTGCTCTTCGGCAACGAGCAAGTGGCGCCCGGAGCCCTTAAAAACCGAATTAAGACTTGGGAGAAGATCGTAATGAAGTACGTGGCCGACGTAAGTGGTGCCACGGGCGCGCCCACGCCGGAGGCTATATAATGGCCGTTTACGATTTAGAAAAACTTTCCTTCGACCTCCGCGAGATTTGCAAGGCGAATATCGTGGCCAAGCTCGCCGCGCTCGACACTGAGAAAGCCGACGGCGTGACGATGCAAGCGCCACACGCCTCCGCGTATTTCTTCCAAGCGCTCACCAAAGCGCAAGCGAGCCAATACCCTTGCTTCGTTTTCTTCGGCATGGACGATCCGATTTCAGACGGGCTCGGTCCTATGAGTGTGGAAGAGGTTGAGCTGTTTTTTATCGTCATGCTCAAAGACACGGCGGAGAATGAAATCTATCTTCAACGGATGCTTCGATACTCGCGCGCGCTGAAAGAAATCTTCCAAGAGAATTTCAACAGCACGCCCTGGAAAAATAAACTTAAGATCACGAGCGTCGCGCCCGTATCTTTCCAAATCGCCGGCGTCGCCTCGACGTTCGCCGGCGCGGGAGTAAAAGTATGGACCAAGTTTTAAATAAAAAAGAAGGCCAAGTTGATTCGTTGACGGCGAAGAAATACGTCGCCAAAAAAGATTTCGTGATTCATCGTGAGAGTGACGGCAAGGTCGAGCACTTTGAAATCAAGAAAGGCGACGACCTTCGAGGTCAAGAGGTACTGAAAAAGTATCAAGAGAATTTGAAAACGGAAGGCGTAATTTAATTTAGGAAGGGGAAACACAAATGAGCAGAACAGCAGCAAGGCATATTTTCGGTATCCACAGTTTCACGCCGTACTCGCGCGTGGACGGTACTTTTTTCGGCATGGTAAACGTGCTCGACAGCGGATCGCTGTCTCTCACGGGGGAGCTGATCGATCTTTTCGGCGGCTCGAATAAATACCCTTGGGCGTCGGAAGACGGTCAAGTGACGGCCGAAATGAGCTTGAAGTTTGGCGAGATGCCCAACTTCTTCTTCGAGCTTTTCCTCGGAAAAGCCCCGACCGCTACCACGGCCGAGACGAGCGGGAACGTGACCGCCCTCGTGAATAAAAAAGGTACGTCGATCATGCAAGCCACCACGGGTATCGCATCCGTGACCGCGCTTTCGGGATCGAGCGCCAATCTCAAATTCGGCAAGTACGTGGTGAAATACGTTTCGGCCACGACCGTGAAGATTTACGCTTCGACGGATATCGACCTCAACCGTGGTACCGACGTTTCGGTTGACGACGATGCCAACAGTGTGACGGCCGCCGCGCTCACGATCACGAGCGGAGGCGACACCGACGTGACCGCCCTCGGGATCAAGATCACCGGTGGATCGGGCACGATCGCTTTCGTCGCCGGCGACACCGCGACCTTCGAGGTACGTCCCGTAAACGCTCGCGCAATGACTGTCAATATCGGAGGCGCGGCCGACGTGCGGCCCGAATTCGGTGCGATTCTCATGGCGCAAAAGCGTGGCTCGGATGCGCTCTTTGAAGTGGACGCGTACAAGTGCAAGGCCGACGGTATGCCGATCGGCTTCGAGAGTTTCGCTTGGGCCAAGCCCGAAGTGAAAGCGAAGCTCCTCTATGACTCCGCAAAAGATGCGGTATTCGGAGTGCGCGCCGTCGAAGTCGTATAAGTCTCCCGTGCAGGAAAAGGGTGGAAGGGCCGCATGTATTAAAATACATGCGGCCCTTTCTTATTTACCTCTCCCGAGGTTAGGAAGTTTTTTGCGAGGAGCTTCGATCGCGGCGTACCGAATCCAGCGGGCCATATTTCCGCCCGCATACGTGCGCGCGAGGAAACGAATGCGATCAAGCTCCGCTTTGGTGAATCGGAATTGCCGACGGATCATTCTATTTTCTGAGGGATCGCGCTTTTTCATGTTTACACTTTGTCACTCGCGTGCATAGAATGCAAGTATGAAAAAGAAAAGTGAAGCTGTAACTCTCGAAGATATTATCCCAATGAAGCCCGAGTTTTTCCTCGCGGCGAAAAACAAAACTTATTCAGTGCGCCCGCCCAATCTTTCCGATCGCGTGTGGATCAGGGAGACTTTTGGCTCGGAAGAGGCTATGCGAGAAATGATCGGCAATCAAGACTTTGAGCAAATTTGCCGACTTGTTTACCGGCTCATGGCGTCCGAAGACCGCGCGGATTTCCTCGCGCAACAGGTGGATATCGTCAACGAAGAGGGTGACAAGCTCACCAAGCGTTTCACTGGGCCGCAAGTTTTATTCGTGTCACTCGCTGGCTTGGAAGAGGGCGTGAAGGTTATTGGCGCGCTCGGCCGCGCGATCATGCTTTCCAACCCCTTGATCGCAAAGGCTGTCGAGGAAGAGGTAAAAAAAAACCTGAGCGCGATCCAAGCGAGCCCGAAAAGCCCGAGCCGCCCCTCGATTGGGCGGAAATTTTCGATACATTCCAAAGCGAATACGGCTGGACAAAAGAAGAGGTAAGTCAACTTACTTCTCGGGATATTGCTATATTTCTCCCGCGCATCGGTGATAGAATTTTCCAAGAGTACAAAGTGCAAGCGGCGCTCCAAGGTATCGACCTCGGCGCCGGCGCCGGTGGGGAAGCCGCAAGCGAGAATGTGACCGTATCGCCTGAGCAAAAGGCGGCGGCCGAGGCGGCCCTCAAGCGAGCGCAAGAGCGCTTACGCGAGGAGTTTAAGAAGCGTGGCCGATCTAGTAATTAAAATTTCGGGTGACGTAAAGGATTACAAGGAAGCCCTCCAAATGGCGGAGGAGGAAACCGAAGCCTTGTCGGGCTCGCTCACCACGGCGACGATCGCCAGCGGCGCGGCCTTCGCGGCGCTTACGGCCGAGGTTTTTCTTTCCGTGCGCGCGCTCAACGTCGAAGCTCAAGCCCTCGACGAAGTATCGAACGCTCTTCAAAACCAAGGAATTTATACCGACGCGCTGGCCGACAGCTATCGCAAGGTGGCGGAAGAAATCGAGCGCAAGACCGGCGTGGACGCCGACGCCATTTCCTCCGGGCAAGCCGTGGCACAAGGGCTCGTCGGACAAATCGCACTCACCGACGAGCTTACGCGATCGATCGTTGACTTCGCGGCCAACCAAAAAGTGGAGCTTTCGAGCGCCTTCACGATCGTGGGCAAAGCGATCCAAGGCAACGTGGGCGCGCTCCAACGATACGGGATCACGATCGACGAGGGCATGACCAAGCAACAGCGCTTGCAGCAAATCACCGAAGTGCTCGGCCAGAAATTCGAGGGCTCGGCCGAGAAGGCGGCGAAAGCGAAAGGCTCCCTCGCACTCTTCACGGCGGAATTCGGCAATGCTCAAAAAGAAATCGGCCGCCGCTTCCAGCCCGTTTTCGACGCCGTGCTCGGCACCGTCACCAAATTCATTCGGCTCTTCAACGACAACAAGGCGATCGCCGACTTCACCGTGAGCGTGATCGCGGCCGGCATTGCCGTCTCAGGTATCGGGCTCGTCGTGGGCACGGCGGGCATTCTCTTTCTGAAACTCAAGGCCGCTTTGCTCGCGGCCCAAATCGCGACGGGCGCCATGACGATCGCCACACGCGCACTTGTTGGTGCCACGGGGATCGGGCTCTTGGTGATTATCGTCACAGAGCTGTACCTCAATTGGTCCACCGTGTGGCCGCGCATGCAAAAGATTTATCAAGCCTTCGCGCAAAACGTGATCGACGTGGCCCAAGGCTTGGGGAAAATTCTCTTTGCTGTATTCGTTCCGTCTACAGATTCATTACGGCAAATCCAAGAGGGCGCGAAGCAAGTGGGCGACGCCTTCAAAAAAGGTTTCGCTACCGCGACGGAAGAAATCAAACTCCCCACCCCCGCCCCGCGTGAAGTGCAAGACGACGGGAAGAAAAAGCTCGCCGACGAAGCCGCCGCAAAAGAGGCCGAAGGCGAAGCTCGCAAAATGGCCGTGCGCCAAGCCAATCTCGAATTGCTGAAACTCCAAGACGAGAAAGCATCGCTTGAAGCGATCGAGTTGAAAAAGCAGGAAATCGAAATCCTGAAACAGCTCGAAGACGAGAAAAATAAAAACGTAATTGCGGCCCTCAACGCCCGGCTCGAAGAGACACGCGCGCGCGAGGAAGAGCAACGGGCGATCGATCAAGAGCGCCGCAAAGTGCTCAACGAAGAATTGCTCGCCGAAAACCAAGCCTTCCAGGAAATGAGCGACGAGCAACGCCGCCAATTTCTCGATCGGAATCAACAGCAAATCGAGCAAGGCTTGCTCACGAGCCGCACGGTGAAAGAGCAAGCTGTCAAAGACGAGCTTGAAATCCAGAAAAAAGCCAACAATACTTTTCTTTTGGAGCAACAGAAATTCGGAACGACTTACGCCACGATCAACAAGGCCATGCACTCGGCCGTGTATCAAGGCACCAAGCAAGCATTCGGTGAGCTGAGCCAGCTCCAAGAGTCGAGCAACAGCACGCTCAAAGCGATCGGGAAAGCCGCCGCCGTCGCGAGTATCATTATCAAAACGGCCGAATCCGCAATGAGCATTTACGCCGGATTCTCCACTATCCCGATCGTCGGCCCGGCCCTCGGCGTCGCCGGCGCCGCCGCCGCTGTGGCCTTTGGTGCCGAGCAATTGGGCAAAGTAAAGGGGGCCGCGCAAGGGGGGCTCATGACCGGAGGAATCCCCGGCAAAGATTCGATCCCCGTAATGGCGCAAGACGGGGAGCTTGTGGCGCCCACCAAAAACTTCGAGGAAGTGATCGGCTCCGTGCGCGCCGCGCGCGAGGCCAAGCAATTCGAGCAAAAGAAAAATCCGGCCGATACGCAAATGCAATCGCAAATGCTCGACTCTCTCCGGGCGATCGAGGAGAAATTGCAACAGCCTTCGCAAACGAGCGTGACCGTGCAAGGCGACGTGCTCGCCGATCCCACATTTATCGATTTGCTCGTGACGAAAATTTCCGAGCAACTTGAATTCGGAAACGCGAAACTATTTGGAGTTACCGCCTAATGCCGCACCACATTCCCAAAATCGAATTCGGCCCGGTGATCCCCACCACGATCGACTTTTTATATCCTCCGCAAGACGGGGGCGAGGTGCGCGACGCCCAAGAGACGGTCACAACCTCGCTCGCCGGCGCCCGACAAGTCGTGCTCAACCACGTCGAGGTGAGCCGCAAGCTGAAATTTATCGGGATCACGGAGGCCGCGAAGACCGCGCTCGAAAGTTTCTTTGACAATTTCGCCGTGCTCGGGAAGAGTTTTAAATTCTTCGAGAATGCATTGACGGCCGACTATATCAGCTATGAGCTGAAAGATTTGAAATTCCAGCCCAAGCGCATCGCGAGCGCGGGCGCGAATATTTATACGTATGAGCTTGAGTGGGTATTCCGGCGCGTACTTGGTGCCATCACCGGGGAGGATTTCTTGCAGGTAGAACTATTAAATAACCAAGCCGTGCCTGTGGCGATCGACGGGCAAGTGCTCGATTCGAGCCGCTACCGCTCCGCCAAAATCTTTTTCGAGGCATTCCGCAAGACCGATTCCGAAGAGCGGATCGTCAACGGATTTCTCACAGCCGTGTACGTCGAATCTTTGGGCACTTGGGATATCACGCCCGGAGGCACTTTCGACGGCAACGCGTCTCACGGAGTTACCTTCTCGGCCGATGCCGCTGGCCAAATCTATTACGTATCCGATCCCATGGCCGGAGCGAATTACGAGGGCGAGTTGACGCTCAAAAATTTTGTGATCACGGAGTAAGAAATGAAAAAATCCTTTAAGCACTTTTACTATCTTCTCGCGCTCCTGATCCCGGCGATCGCGATCGCGGCGTTGCCCACGCGAATCGAAAATGGCGTGATCGTCGATCCGTATATGTACCCGAAGACGACCGGGAATCTCTTGGGTACCTCGACGCAAATGTGGGACGCGTGGCTAAGAAAGATCAACGGATACACCGTAAACGCTCCGCTCCTCGACAGCTCGCTTTCGACCGCCCACATTTATTTGGGCGACGCGAATTCGGTCGCGCAAAAGGTAGCGCCCACGGGAGACGTGACGATCAACTCGGCCGGCGTGACCGCGATCGGAGCCGGCAAGATTTCCAACGTGCATGTGAATGCAGCGGCGGCGATCGAAGACACCAAGCTCGCCACGATCCAAACGGCGGGCAAGGTACTCAATTCCGCTACCTCCGCCACGGCCGCGAATACGGCCAACGCGATCATGGCCCGCGACGCCGTTGGGCAAGTGGCCGCGAGCACTTTCACGGGGAATTTAGTTGGTGACGTGACCGGCACCGCAAGCGGAAACCCTCCCAACTCTCGCACCTTCCTTCCGATTCTCCCAATGTTTGGCGGCGGCGATTTCTCCGCCGATCGCACCTTTGGAATTTATCAGGCGACCGCCAGCTCGGACGGGTATCTCTCGTCGAGCGATTGGTCGGTGTTCAACAACAAGGTGCCGGCGACGCGCACCGTGGGCACTTCGCTTCCCCTGTACGGCGGCGGCGATCTTTCGAGCAATCGCACGCTCGCAATTTATCAGGCCACGGGAAGCTCCGACGGGTACTTGGCCTCGGCCGATTGGACGACTTTTAACGCCAAGGTAGCCACGACTCGCACGATCAACACCACTCTCCCGCTCGCGGGCGGAGGCGATCTTTCCAGCGATCGCACGCTCACGATCGCCGACGCAAGCACGACAGCTTCGGGCGTTGTGAATACGAGCACGCAAGGTTTCGCCGGCCTCAAGAATTTCCAACAGCTCGGCCTCGGCCAAACGACCGTATCTTCCACGGGAAATATCGACGCGCTTGATACCTCCGTGCGCGCGAGCTTCCGGCTCACGGGCGCTTCGCCAACACTTCGCGGAATCGCCAACGGCGCCGACGGGAAGCTCGTTATCGTGGTGAATGTGACGGGCGTGACCGTCACGGTGAAAAATGACGATTCGACTCCCACGGCCGCAAATAGAATTCTCACCGGCACGGGCTCCGATCTTTCGCTCGCCGACACCGCTTCGATTCTCATCCAATACGACAATACGACCGAGCGCTGGCGCGTAGTTGGTGGATCAGGAGGCGGCTCGGG